TCCCATACTTGCTTAGGTATGGCGTCAATTGCGTAGTGAAGAGTGAATAAAAACCTCAATCCATCTCTATATCCCTCGTTGTATGCTAATGTTTCTTGCATGTTACCAACCAAGAAGTCATTGTTAATAATAGTTGAGCCGGACGGCAACACCAAAACGACATACTGCAAGGGTAAAATACAGTATGAAGGGACATACTTGTTCAAGGAAATAAAACACATTATACTTATACTTAGAGCCGGACGCATACAAATTATGCCCAAAGCATACAAGGTAACCAGCGATCCATTCTTTGTGAATGGTAATTTAACTCAAAGCGCCGTCGATACATACACTCAATTGGAGATTTCGATGCCGCTTGATAGCCTCAATCAAGAAGGAATTGTAGTCCATGCCGTATATTGGACCAGTGCCGAACCATCTTCAGTACCAGCCGCTTCGAGTAAATTGAACATGCAATTGACATCAACCAGTCAAACCGGAATAGTCAATGCCAACAGTGCCAACCTAATATCTCGAAGAGAATTGGTAATCACTGGTGGAGTTGCTGAGTTCAGTGGTCCTCATGTTCTGGACTTCATCGGATCAGAGTCTCCATACCAGGACGCCGACAATTTGATGCTCGTCGCAACCGACAATGTATTCCTCGCTGTTGACTCAGTTAATCAAGCCGTAGTAAAGACAGTCTTCTTCACAATGGTTTGTTCCAGAATCAAGTTAACTTCATCTGCATATGCAGCAATGGTAACCAACGAGCTATCTTCTTGAGCAGGTGATTAACCTGGTTAAGATACACGGCAATTGGTGCGGACCTAATTGGACAGGCGGTCAGAAGGTCGCTGCAGAAGATTACAAGGGCTCATGGGATGCTCCAGCCGTTGACTGGTTGGACCGATGCTGTCGTCAGCACGATAAATCATGTGCTGAAGGGGGGTGTGACGTCGCTGCCGATCGCAGAATGATAAAATGTATTGATAGATGGTTCTCCAATCCTTTGAATCCCCTCATCCATCCGATCATGAATATCAAAGCGCAGTTAGTTCGAGAAGGAATTCGAGCTGCATCAATTACCAGGAGGAAATAAAATGGTTCGAGATTGTCCAGAGTGTTATGAAGATGGCAGACAAGCAGGTGCTGAAGCAATGCTTGCTCAAATTAGAGAACAAGGAATCCCTCCAGTGATGGAGGCGGGTAGGGCTGCTCGAGTAGCAGTACTGAAAGAGAAGGCTAAAGCCAAACCAAAACCAACGGCTCGAAACAAAGCGTACTCGAAAGCGTTCAAGTCTGTTGAAAGTCAATTTAAAAAGAAGAATGGATCATGGAAAAAGAACGGATTCAAGAATTGTGCTAAGAAAGCCAATGGAATGTGTAAGTAACTGAACGTTTGACCAAAATTATTTGTCCTGGAGAGGCGCGTTCGTTCGGTTTATTCGGCAACATTTGGCACAAATGCGATTAGTCACGTTCGCCCAGGACCGACGAAACTCTTTGTGACACTGTTCACAAGTGAGAATCATTCTTCATTCACCTTTTCCCAGCATCTATCAATGCAATTGACCTTGAGACGTAATGAAGACATGATATCTGCTATCAATACTTGATGTAAATCATAATCAGGTGTTGCATAATACATGATTCCTGAAGCCTCTTCTAATAATTGGAGGACAGGATGAAATGCTTTCTCATAACAATCACACTTCATTGGTCTCCCTCCAGGTGTTTGATGAAAAGGTCTCTAAGAATCATGGCACGATCTAGCCAATCTTGATTGAAGGATTCAATTTGTTGATGTTTGTTGATGCAGATGGCTGTTAATTGTTGAATTGAGGTATCGGTTGTCGATATTCTATCATCATCCCCCAATCGAGCGCGTAAATGCTTCTTCATTACCAGGTCAACAACTTGACTCCTGGTACCTGCTCTATTTCCTTTGATGAATACCTCCACTTCTGGACTAAAGTTGATTGGAATTACTCCCATTATTCATCCTCCTCCCTTAATTCTTTGAGGATGTCGTTGGTTTCTCGCATCTCCACCCCGAAATCTTCCCATACTTGCTTAGGTATGGCGTCAATTGCGTAGTGAAGAGTGAATAAAAACCTCAATCCATCTCTATATCCCTCGTTGTATGCTAATGTTTCTTGCATGTTACCAACCAAG